CCGAGGGGCTTACCGTCCTTCTGAAGAGCAGAGAGGTAATCATCCGGGCTTGGCATATCCATGCCTTCCAGCTCCACGCCGTCACCGATGTCGTCAACATCGAAGTCGGTCATGTCGTCAGTGAAGTCCGGCAGCTCCATACGCTTTGCAGGTGCGCCTTTCATAATTTTGTCGGCGAGGGCGTCCGGCTTGGAGCCAGCTTTGACACGCCGCCCGCCGCGATAGGTTCCGTCTTTCGCCATGTCGATCACTTCCATTTCTGTGGTGCAGGGTTTAATACCCTGTTTGAATTGCAATTTTTGCGTAAAAGACCCCGCGCCGTTTTCCGGGGAAAAGGGTCGTAGAGATTTTGACCGCCCTACCGGTCGCCGCGCTCGCGGTGAATCTTCTCGTGACACGAACGACAAAGACTCATAAGGTTGGACTCGTCATTCGATCCTCCGTCAGCAAGCGGCACGATGTGGTGGACTTCCTCGACCGCGACGTAGCGTCCTTCCTTTAAGCACTGCTCACAAAGCGGGTGCTTGTGAACGTAGCGGTCACGGATTCGTTTCCATGCTCTGCCGTAGCGTTTGCCGGTAGAGTAGCCACGCTGGAACTTCTCGTAGTGTTGATCCATGATCTTTGCGTGCTCTTCACAATAAACGCCGTCCGTAAGGTGTGGACATCCGGGATAGCGGCACGGTCGTTGTGGTTTTCTTGGCATAAGCCGTGCCTCCTTTCAGGGCATAAAGAAAGCCCTGCAGGGTGTTCCCGCAAGGCTCGTGTGCTGCGTGTCCAGCTGTTCTTTATTCTGTTTTGCTGATTATATACTATCATAAAGGACGGGTGGACATCTTAGGACAAAGCAGGACATTTCGGGCGCATTTCAAATGATAATCGGATCATCCGGAAGCGTCACATGAAGAAGCGCCTTGCCATGCCAGCGGCGAATGGTACGGGCATCTGCACAGAGCTCCACCCCGATTTGCTCCCATGTATAGTTATGGATGTACCGGTACTTGAGTACCATGCGCTCGTCGGTATCAGGAACTGCCTCAATGACCTCCCGTATCTGTTTCTTGAGGTCTGATAGCATTTCCAGCTCACCGGCGATTTTCTTTTCCAGTGTCCACAGTTTCTCAAGCGTCCGGACAAAGGGAGCTTCCGTATTTCGTGATGTTTGCACGCGGTCTTTATCATATTGGATAGCCGACACGCTGCCTGCCATCTCACGCAGGTTTTGTGCTTCTATCGTGTCGGACTTGATTCTCTGATCAAGGCGGTAGGCCTGATGGAGATATTCTTTTACTGTCATAAGGGCTTCGCCTCCTCTCGTAGTTTTTGTATGAGATACTCGCCGTCTACACTTGTTAAGGTCTTGTACCAGCCGGAGCGGAAGAACCGTTCACATTCCATTGCGTCCAACATGGCAGTTTGATTACCGGGCTTCTTTTTCAGGCGCTTCAGGGCGTCCCGGTAATCCTTCACGGCCTGCAGTACGATGGCATTGGCGAGGTTTTCATAAGGGGTGATCATCAAACCACCTCAAGGTCTGCCTTGACTGCATCAATCAGTGCGGTCTGCGTCATTTCTTTCTTGGATAGCGCCTTTACGATCCTTTCGTCGATGGTGCCCTTGGTAATAATGTGTTGGATCACGACAGTGCCGGATTCTTGACCTTGCCGCCAGAGACGGGCGTTGGTCTGCTGATATAATTCCAGAGACCATGTAAGGCCGAACCACACAAGGGTGGAGCCTCCGGCCTGAAGGTTCAAACCGTGACCGGCAGAGGCCGGATGGATGACTGCTACAGGAATCTTTCCCGCATTCCAGTCAGCAATATCGCGGCTGGTCTTGATCTCCCGGACATTGAAGCGGTTCTTGATGCGGCTAAGGTCATGCCGGAACCAGTAGGCCACAAGGAGCGGTTTTTCATTGGCGGCCTCGATAATATCCTCCAAAGCGTCCAGCTTCCTATCGTGGAACTCGATGACCTCACCGGTATCGGCATATATGGCACCGTTCGCAAGCTGGGAGAGCTTGCCCGTAAGTGACGCGGCATTGGCAGCAGTCACCTCACCATCAGGGAGCTGCAATATGAGCTCCTGTTTCAAATCATCATAACGGCTGCGCTCGGAATCGGAGAGCTGCACTTCATATTCTGTTGAAACCAGCTCCGGCATCTTCAGATGGTCGGTAGATTTCATGGAAATCGTGATATCCGAGATCCTCCGATAGATGGCGTCCTCCGCATAGGGCAGTGGCTTATAGGAGTAGATGATCTCGCCATTTCTCTTGTCTGGCATGAAGTAATTTGTCCGGTACTGCGTGATAAAGCGTCCGAGGCGCTCGCCCATATCCAGCACTTTAAACTCTGCCCACAGATCCATGAGACCGTTGGAGGAAGGAGTGCCGGTCAGGCCGATAATCCGGTGAATCCGTGGCCGTACCTTCATCAGCGACTTGAATCGCTTGGATTTATGATTTTTGAAGGACGACAGCTCATCGATAATCACCATATCGAAGTCAAAGGGAAAGTCGGACTCGTCAATGAGCCACTGCAGGTTCTCACGGTTGATGATCGTGATATCCGCTTGCTGCATGAGAGCGGCTTTTCGCTCCTTCGGTGTCCCGACTGCGACCGCATAGGTTAGACCGGCAAGGTGCTCCCATTTCTGGATTTCTGCTGGCCATGTATCGCGGGCGACTCTTAAGGGAGCTACCACCAGCACGCGATGCACTTCGAAGCTGTCAAACAACAGGTCATATACTGCCGTCAGACTGATGATCGTCTTTCCAAGTCCCATATCTAAAAGGACTGCGGCCACAGGGTGTTTTTCAATATAGCGGATGGCATAGTCCTGATAATCATGTGGATTGAAGTTCATCGATCATCCCTCCAATCTGCTCCGGATCGTCAATGACATATACCGCAAAGCCCATCTCCCGCAGCAGCCTGTGGCGAGAAAGCTGGAGTGGGCGTGGCTTTTTGCCGGGTGCCTTCAGCTCTGCGAAGCCGATATGGCCGTCAGGGAGTAAGATCAGGCGGTCGGGCATTCCTACGAAAGAGGGACACACCAGCTTAAGTGCAATGCCGCCGTTCTTTTTCACCGCCATAGTTAACTTGTTTTCTATCTGTTTTTCTATCATTGCAAACCTCCGTCAGGTGCGAATTTCCGGCAATGTGCAAGGTGTATCAATGGTATTTACAGAACTTTTTCTTAGAGCATTTTTTATAGGCCTAAGAGAGTTTTTATATAAGACCTTGATACACCTTGTCATTGGTACGGATTACTGGAGAAAATCTTCCTCTGCGCCGCTGTCTTCACGAATCTTTAAGCCCTTGAAATAGCGCTTCCGGTTCAGCGTCAGCCGTTCAAATCCGGCCTTCTCCAGAGCAAAGTAGAAATCTGCCGTGCTGCGCACATACTCATTGCAGTCCAGCGAGTAGTTGCGGTATGCCTGATAGAGAGCCGAGGAGCTTTCCTTATAGGAATCATCCACCTCGCACTTTTCGTCTAAGAAATGCCCGAACCAGTCATTCTGGCTGCGATATTCCTCGATGGCCTTAGTCACGCAGTCCGGCACAGGGATCTGGTAGCCGAGCGCAATGACCTTCTTGGCACCCTCGATGATCCATGAGAGAATGCTTTCACCCGCGTTCTCATACAGGTACTCGCCGTAATTCTTGATGTCGGCCTTGCCCTCAATCTTGGCATTGAACGGGATTACGATGAGCCTGCGCCAGATACCGTCGTCGGAGGCAGAGACGCGAGGCAGGTGGTTCGTATACAGCACCAGCGTATGGCAGGGCTTGAAGGAAAACGGGTCTTTATACTTTTTCTCCGCAAACACATCGTCCGTAGAGCAGAGCTGCTTAACCGTGGAGTCGTTGAGCCTTGCGCCTTCCTGCATTTCTGCAGCGATCAGCAGGCGCTTGCCTTTGACCTCAGCCATTTCTGGTTTGATGTTCCTGCGGCAGCCGACGGTCAGGGTGTCTGCAGAGATGTTTCCGCTGTAAAGACCCAGCACGCGGGAGATGGCATTCCAGAAGGTGGATTTGCCGTTGCGTCCATCGCCGTATGCGATGATGAGCGCCTCCACAAAAACTTTCCCGATAGCAGCAAGGCCGCAGATCATCTGAACATAATCGATAAGCTGCTGATCCTTCTGAAAAATGAGATTCAGGTTGTCCAGCCAGAGCTGGGTTCCCTTGACGCCGGGTGAGACCGAGGTAATTTTCGTAATGAAGTCATCTGCGGAATGTTCACGGGCACCGGCACAGCCTAAGCGAAGGTCATAGGTCGCTTCCGGTGTACAGAGCAGGAAGCAGTCCGCATCCAGATCCCTTGGCGAGATTTCCAACATCGGATGAGATTCCTTGAGGGTTGACGTGATGTTCTTGGAATCACGCCTGCGGATAGCAAAGCTCTGATAGGCTTTTGCGGCAAGGAACTCCTGATAGGCCTTCATCTGTTCATCGTTCATGAGCTGTTCGGCCTTGGTCTTTGATGTATTGTCGAGGATTTCCTGAGCTCCGCAGTTTTTGAGCTTCTGCAGCGCTTCACACATGAGCCGGTTCGACTCGTTCAGCTGCCTGCGGGTAAGCTCATGGGCGACAGCCTGAGCGCCGGGTTCCGTTTCCTGCCAGTAATGGTCGCTGTAGCGGATGAAGTGGGTGGCCGGTGAGTAGCGCAGCTCGTTCGCAAAATACTTAGAGAGCACTTCGGCCTGTCCGACGTCGGAGAAGTCCTCTGGCATATAGCTGTTCTCATCGTTGTAGATTTCCGGAGGGACATATCCGTCCTCACGGCTGATTTTTGAATAAAAGCGCTGGGCGCTGTGCCAGATCGTGGAGAGCTCACTGCTGTCGAGAGGCGGCACGCAGGTCGCGGCCTTCTCCAGAAAGTTCTGGTAGGCCTTCTCGGTGTCGCCGTACTTCTTGATGACGATACCGGCGAAGCGAGACATGGTGGCGTTGCGGCTGCCTTCCGGGATCACAGCATCTTTTTCATGGCCGCCGGGAAGGTCAGCATCGAACTCGTCATCGTTCAAAAACTCCGTGAGGTTCATGCGGCCGGGATAGAGCTCCACATCCGGTTCCTGAGTTCCGAAGAAGAAACGCGCCGCATCCAGAGCCTTGGTATCGAAATACGGGAATATGGAATTGACCAGCTTCTTCATGTCGCTGTACAGGGTGGCGTCCGTCACGCGATCAATGGGAAACAGAACATGGAACTTCGGTCTTGCGGGCTTCCCGTTTTTCTCACGTTGATTAAAACGGCTGTAGTGGATTGCGATGCTGACACCGGGAAAGGCCTCAAGCACATCTGCCGGTGTTACCCAGTCCTTTGAATCTTCTGAGTGGTCATTGTCACAATCTACGGGCAGGCAGTCGGCTGAGAGGAAGTTGTCGTTGTTGCGGTAGTGGTTTTTGTATTCCGCGCACACATAGTCGTGGCCGACAGCAGCTTTCAGGGAGTCTACGTCCATGACTATGGTCTTGTGCGGATAGGAGCAGTTTCCGGGATTGCCGGTAAAGTCTGCACTATACAGAGTAAGCATCAGTCATACACCTCCTCCGATTCTTCCTCCAGCACCTTTGTGATAAATTTCAGTGCGCGGATCATGGTTTCCAGCTCACAATCGCCACCGAGGGTTACTTCTAAACCGTTGCAGCCGTAGCGATCCATGATGGGCTGTACTTGGATATCTGTGCAGCCTTCGTCCTCGATACGGAAATACGTGCGACCGCCATGACCGGTGTCGCCTCCCTTATAGCCGGTTGTCCCGGCCTCGACCTGAAGGATATTTGCACTAACAACGTCGCGGGTGTAAGTGGTGATCTCCGTGCCGTCATAGAGCTTTCTGCGTCTTTCTGTTACTTCATACATAGCGTTCAACCTCCTGACATTCTTCTGTGAAATAGCGCAAGCGATAGTCCTTCCACTTGGCGCGTTTGATTTCTGCTTCCATCCCGGATGAGATGCTGCTTCCGAATACCCAGACCTCCGCACACTTGCTCATGAGGGCATTTCCAAAGAACAAGCCGAGCTCACGCTCATCCGGATTGTCATCATCAAGGAACTGCGGAAACAGAAGGTGTGGTGCGATGGGGATATATCCCTTGTCTACGGCAAAGCGGCTGTAACGTCTGGCGTTCTTCACATTGCCTTCCACATCTCCGGAAAACGGAGAGCAGATGTAGACGATAGGACGAAAGGCGCGTAGGGATTGCTTTTCGTTTTCTGCAATCCGGGATAACGCTTCACCGGCAGTTGGGTCAGGATAGCCCTCGCTGTTTTGATAATCGTTACTCACTGGGGAGTCCTCCTTTCCGGGCAGACTTAAAGGCGTCCACCTCCAATTTCCACTGGAGATGAACGCCTGATTTGAGCGGACGATTTTAATCTTTTTTGTAGAAGGGCGTGATGTAACCGTCGGCGCGGAGCTTCAGACCTTTTGCCCACGGTGGAGTCCTGCCCATCTGATCACAGAGCGCATCAAGGGACATGCGCGGATCAGCTTCGATTACAAGCTCATCGTGGATATGCATAACGATGCTGCAGCAACGCAGGGTTTTCATGGCATAGCAGAGAATGTCGCGGGAGGTGGCCTGCACGATGTTTTCCACGAATTTCGGGCCGTATGAATCGAGCCGTTCCCATTTTTTCGTGCTGCCGATACCTTCATAGGTGATGCACTCGCCGCCAAACTTGTTAGTTCCGACCTTCGGTTTCACATAGGCGAGGTTGCGTCCGGAGGGAAGCGTGATAAAGAGCATGCCGGAGCGGCAGGAGAAGGTGAGCCCGTAGCTGGAAGTCGTGTGCTTATACTTCACAGCCTCCATAACAGCACGATCAACGTCCCACCAGAATTTCACGATATTTGGATTTGTTTGTCGCCATGCATCGACCAGCGGAGGAAGCTCATCTTCAGTCAAGCCCATCTCGATAGCACCCATCGCTTTGAGGGCACCGACCGAGCCGCCATAACCGAGAGCAAGTTCTGCGATTTTGCCTTTTTGACGTAGATGGCCATTGATACCATGCTTCTCGACCGGAACATGGAACATCTGTGATGCACTGGCGCAATAGATATCGCCGCCATTCTCGAACACCTTCTGCCTCCACATTTCACCGGCATACCAAGCGATGACGCGGGCTTCGATAGCAGAGAAGTCTGAAACATAAAGCTGCATGCCGTCTTTCGGAATGAAGGCCGTCCGGATCAGCTGAGAGAGCGTGTCCGGGACATCCTCATATAAGAGCTTTACAGCCTCGAAATCTCCTGATTTTACAAGAGCGCGTGCATCAGCCAGATCCTCCAGATGGTTCTGAGGGAGGTTTTGTAATTGAATGAGTCTGCCTGCCCAGCGCCCGGTGCGGTTGGCTCCGTAAAACATGAACATGCCACGAGCCCTGCCATCGTCACAGACTGCCCGTTCCATCGTCTGATATTTCTTGACGGAGGACTTGGCAAGCTGCTGGCGGAGTTCCAGAACGGTCTGCAGCTCCGGAGGTGCAGTTTTGATAAGTTCTGCCACGACCTTCTTTCCGAGGCTGTCTGTTGCGAGGCCGTTGCCCTTGAGCCACTGTTTCATTTGCTGGACGGAGTTTGGATTGTCGAGAGCTGTCATATCCTTCATGGCAGCCGTCAACTCCGAGCGGGAGCGGGTGTCCATTTCGATGGCTTCCTGCACCAGATCCATGTCGAGACGGACACCACGGTCGTTGATTTCCTGATCGATGTGGTATTCATCCCAGACATCATCCGACACCGGAAACTTGGCAAGACGATCCTTGATGCCGATTTCGGTCTCCACATCGCGGATGTTGTATTTTTTGAAGGCTTCCCACTTATCCGGCGCATGGAAAGGGCGGTTCCTTGTTCGACCGCCGTTTGTTTTCGTTGGAGCACAGGGCACGGAGAAGTATTTTATCAGGTCTTTTCCCTCTGTGAGCTTCTGCTTCTCAAGACCGAGGACAGCACCGACGCCTTCCAAGGAAAGCGGCAGACCCATTGTGGCCGCCCACACCATAGAGCAGCGCCAGCTCTCCGGATTCAGGAATCGGGCGCAGTCAATCGAGAGAGGGTGGTTGTCATGGAAGGGGTCAAGGCTCATTCCCAGATCACGGAGATATCGGGATAGGCAGATCCGTTCAAAGTTTGCATTGAAAGCCCATTTGATGACGGAATCATCAGTCAGGGCGTCTATGATTTCCTGCGGCAGGCGTTCTCCCTGCGCAAGGTCGATGACAGCCACGTCGGAGCCATCGGCGCTGTAGCCGAACAGCAGGATTTCAAAGTCCGGCGATTCGGCATATTTATAAACGCCGCACTTGGGCAGATTCACGCTGCTGTAGGTTTCAATATCGATACTGAGTGTTTGCATAGATTTCACCTCAATTCAAACAAGCGGCTTAAGATTGCTCCTAAGCCGCCTGCCGTTTATGATTTACTCCAAGGACTTCATGCGCTTCTCGTGGTATTCACGTTCATGTTCTGCCTGTTCCTTTTCGCGCTTCATGCGTTCCTCGTGGTACTTGAGGTCACGGGCGGCAGATTCCTCCTCACGCTTCTCACGCTTGCGGTCATTGAAGAAACTCTGGATGGACGAGATCAGGAACACGATGCTGAATACCAGCCAAGTGGCGATCAGCGCAGTAATCAGGATTGTCTGTAAGGTAGTCACTGTCATAATCGCACCTCCATCAATTCAGGAAGTCTTCATCGTCATCGCTGGCGAAGTCAGACTCTGCACTTGCCTTGCCGCCGAGAGGCTCACCGTCACGGATCTTCTGCAGGTTGTTGAGCCCGCAGGCGATTCCCTTGTTGCCGGAGCTGTTGAAGGCGTAAAAGGTGATGCTGGCACGGCCATACACACCGGAGTACACCTCGGAACGGTTGAGGATCGGGTTCAGGTCTGCATCCACGATGCCGGGAGCAGAGGTGGCATTGGCATTCACGAAGTAGGCGTTCTTGTAGGCCTCGTCATCCGGACGTTCAGCGTCGCCGTCACGAAGAGGAGTTTTCAGAACAGAGAGCGCCGGTACAGACTTGCCGTTGCCCTTGAGCTTAGCTTCGCCCTCCTTGTAGGCAGCTTCGATGGCGGCCTCGATCTTGGCGATGGTCTTGGTATCGGACTTCGGGATGATAAGGCTCACGCTGTACTTGGGAGTGCCGCCGTTGATGGATTTCGGCTCCCAGACATTTGCATAGCTCCAGCGGGTGTCGACACCGGTGATAACCTTCATGGGATTGCTGATTTTTACATTCTTACTCATTGTCGTTTTCCTCCATAAAATCATTTTTGGCTGTGTTCATGGCCGGGCGCTTGTCGCTATCCGGCACAAGTGTGGGTTTGCCCTGTGGCTTTTCGATATAAGCCGTCAGGAGTTCATCAAAGCGGGACTTGCCGAGGAGCTTCTGCATGGCGGTGACGCCGAGCAGCTTTTTCTCATACGGGTCGAAGCCTGCTTTCTCGACCGTTTCAATGACAGCGGCCTCATTGCTGTATCTTCGGTTGGCACGTCCTTCGACGAGCTTGAAGCCAGTCCACTCCTTACCGGAGAGAGCTTGCTGCAGGGCATATTCCTTGATGTCGGAAGCCCAGCTGACCAGCTCATCCACCTTTCCGAGGATGACCTCGATCTCGGTGTCCGTGAGTAGTGGCGGGAGCTTGAAATCATGCTGCGCGAGCTTCAGGTTTGCTTCGGCTCTGGCACGGCACTCGTTCTTGGCCTTGCAGAAGCCGCACCATTCACCACACAGGAAATATCCGTCTCCGGCGAAGGCCAGTTCTGCGGTGGGCTTCAATACTTCGTCTGCCCAGTGGTAAAGCTCGTCTTTGCTGATCTCGAATGTGCTGACGTTCTGCCGTCTCGGTTGGTAGATAGTCATGGAAACCTGATCGATGTCGTAGATGCCATCGAAAAGCTCCAAAGCGCCGAGAGCGTAACACTGCATCTGCGGGTTTTCCTCTGCGGAGACCAGAACGCCGAGGCCGTGCTTGTAGTCGATGATCCTGAGCGTGCCGTCCGCGATGATGATGCAGTCGGCTGTTCCGAAGCCCTGTTCTACCCAGCGGGAGAAATCCACACGCTGCTCAATCAGTACGACCGGATCTGCACAGGTTTCCTTGGCGGCCTCGACCTGCTCCAGCACGTATTCCGCATAGCCGCTGGTGCAGTCCTCCATCTCCTCGGAATACCATTTGAGGCTTTCGGTCGGGTCTTCTGCGGGAAGTCCCAGTGCAGACTTGATCTTGAATTCGCCAAGCGCATGGGCGTCGGTGCCTTCCGCAGCGTAGTCGCTTCCTTTATCCTCATAGGTTTCGCAGAGCCTTGCTGATGGCGGGCAGTGCAGCCACCTATCGGATGAAGATGCGGAGAGGATCGCGTGTGCTTTAGCTGCCATTGCCGATTACCTCCGCGTCCTTCAACAGGGCTTCATAGTTTGCCGGGTCTACAGCTGAGAGCTTTGCGGCACCGTATTTCTGTAGTAGGGTGCGAACCTCTGCGGTATGACCGGCACGGGACTTCTCGGCAAGGACGGCTCTTACGTCCTCCAGCCTGATCTCCGGCTTGGGTTCGTCCTTCTTAGCAGCACATTTTGTTTTTTGCTGCTTAGAATCGTCTTCGCCGGAAAAATGCTGGTAGAGCCAGTCGGCTGCGGCATTAATAGAAGCAGCAGCGGTGCGGAGCTCTTCGATGGTCTGTGCCATTTCTGCCATCTTTGACATGTTCTTTTCCTCCTTCCTCGGATTGGCTTGCGGCAAGTACCCGGAGGTTTCTTGCCAGTCTGGCGGATACGTGGCTGATGGAATTCAGGAGCTTGATCTCCTCGTTCACGTTGCCGCCGGTGTCTGCATAACTGCGGTACATCATGTTCACCTCGCTTTCTGAAGGCTTTGTTCTCTGTCCTTCACGTTCCACTGGAGATGAACTTCCGATTTGAGCGGAGGATTTTATAAAAAGTTTTCCGACCACCATCCGAAAGAGGGATGATGGCCGGAAAGGATGTGGTTCGTGGTGTTTATATTAATTATCGCCGCTGATCCTACGAAGATCGGTGCGGTACTTCTTCATCTGGTCAGCAAAGGTCTTCTGCGGACGACCGAGCTCTCTTGCAATGGCACGGTCGGAGATACCCTCCGGGTGATCCTTCCAAAGCTGGATGATGGTATCGGCCTCCGGGTCGAGTTCACGCAGACGTGCAAAGAGCTGCTCCAACAGCATACGGTCGGCTATAACTTCATCCATCGGTTTGTTGCTGTCAGGGATATAATCGCCGAGTGTGCCGTTGCAGTCCGGGAGAGGTTGCTCCAAAGATGTGGTGTCACCTGCCGCGTGGTATTCACAGCCGATGCAATCGCCGTCGCACTTCCATATAAAGCGGTAAGGGCACATACACCTGCCGTGATCCTGCTCCTTGTGGCGGATGCGGTCAGCTTCCTTATAGAAGGCGTCGTGCTGCGCCTTGGTGACCGGTACCTTTTCGCCGGTGCTGCGAACGTAGATGAAATAGGTCTTTTCTTCTGTTGTCATAAGATTTCCTCCTGTGATTTGCTTTTTAGTGAGCAATCACAGTGGGGAAATTCATGGCCTGTTCATTGGAAATACATCTGGATATCTTGAATTTCACATGTATTTCTGATATAATAGGAATTGGTGGGAATAAATCGGAAACACCACGAACCACTGTACCCGTATATCCAGCCTCTTCCCGGACGCCATATTGCCCTTGTGACTACTCACAAGAGCTATCCAATCGTTCGGTAGGTCGGCTACTATAGTTCGTAAGGTTCTTAGGGTTCGACTTTGAAAATTGGAGAGAAAATCAATGACAAAAGGTGACAATCCACGGTTATGTGGCGGCACCTTCTTTGTGCTTGTGTTGCAGGCGCTAAAACAACGCGTTAAGGCAAGACAGCACTATAAAGGCGAGAGGGATGGCCTCTCTGATCCGGAAGTTCTGATTGGGCTGATTAAGGTAATCAATCCCGACTATCAAGAACCGAAGGAAGGTGCGCTGAAAGGAAAAACAAACGACTTCAAATCCTGCAAGACCTCGACCGGTCAGTATTTGCCATTTGGCGAGACACTGGAGATCGAGGCGTTTGATGAGCGCATCCGGAATGAGTATCAGGATGCACTGGGTGCGATGACGGAGTTCGTTGCGCTGTTCCTTGAAATCGGAACAAAGGTAAAGAAAGACGAAAGACTCGTGAAGGCGCTGATCGACCTGATTGAGCAGGACGACAGCATCAAGCCGGATGAGGGATTTTATATTGAAGAAACCGGTCAGAAAATAAAAAAGACCGCACTTGGCGGACTCGACGATGTCTGTCTCCCTGCATTCCTGCTGGGTGTATGGCACTATGTGGTTGTTTATAGAAAGGACAACAGCGTAGGCCGTGATACCTATGACATGTGGTGCCCGGAAAATGGCAGAGCACCAAGAACATATTCTGGTGGCATGGGTAAGAGTATCACAAAGACAATAAATGTTCGTATGCCGGGAACAGCTCTATCCGAGGATGATGAGATATTCGACTTCGGAGACGAGGATGCAGAACAGCCATCAGATAAAGCAGAGGCAGATTATGATTTCGACTTTGGAGATGAGGATGCAAAAACTGGCACGCCTCCTCCCATTCAGCAGATCATAAATAATCCGCTGTTTATTTCGCAGACCGGAGACAACAGTAATGTCATCACGAATTACGGAACGATGAATTTGACACTGGGTAAGCACGGAGGTGGCTCTAATGAGTAATGAAATAAGAGTAATATCCGCTGCGAATCTTCCGGCAAACGGGAAGCCGCAATATTCCCAGAGTGGAAACGATGCTGTGATGATCCCGAACTACGGCACCATCAATATGCAGATTACGCAGCAGACTGCGTCAATGCCGTATTTCGGAGGAAATATCTATCTCCCGCCAAAGGTGGATCGGGAGTATTACAACATTTTCGTGCTTGCTGGTGAGGAATTCGACAGGCCATACATTAAGATTCCGCGTGACCGAGCCTTGAATCAATGCATGACACAGGAAACTATAGATAAGTTTGCTCCGATGACTGAGGAGAATCGCGATCAAATTAAAACCATGCCATCGCTATTTATGGCTGAGAACAATCAGTATGGCAAAGCAGATGAGAGCCAGAATGTGATCTACGGGTTTGTGCCCGATATAAAGGTCTACGACAATTACGTGAAAGTCTACTATTGCGGATACAAACTCGATGTTCCGCAGTGGAGACTGAACGAGTTGTTAGAGGAGCTTCAACTTGTAGGCAATGATAAATTCAACGAACTGAACCGGACTCACTGGTCAATCAAGCGCTGCGACCTGATTCAGGAGCTGCTTGAAGGCGGAGTCCAAATTCCCGTATTTACCATTGGGGACTCACATTGATGGAGGAGAGTACATGAGCAACGAAAACGAGAATATTACATCTGAAACAATACAAGAAGCAACACCAGAAAAATGGGTAAACCTTGAGGATATAGCTGAACACCTCAGCGTTAGTACGGATACCGTCAGGAATTGGATAAAAGACGGAAAACTGCCATTCTACAGAGCTGGGAAACGTTATAAGTTCAAAATATCCGAAGTGGATGAATGGTTACGTGGTGGAAAAATCACGGATTAAATGTCGCACGCAAAAATGTGGCAGAAGGGAGAATGCCTATGCAGGACAAGATGAAGTCCCTCATAACAAATATAAAATTGGACGCTGCCACTTTTCACGGTGAGACGGTAGACCCTACATATATCAATTTCTTTTTTGGAAAGAACGGTGCGGGTAAGAGCACAGTTGCTTATGCCTTTGAGCACCCGGAGTGCCTTGAATGGCAGAATGGTGTAAATCCTGCCGACTACACGATTCTTATTTATAATCAAGAGTTTATTGACCGTAATCTGGCTAACTATGGCGACCTCAAGGGTGTGTTCACGCTCAGCGAAGAAAATGCCGAAACAAGGAAACAGATCGACGATAAGACCGAGGAAAGAAAAGGTGTCGTTGCTGACGGTAAACAGGCTGCTGAGGATCGTGATAAGAAGAGCAGTGAGCTCAAGCCGTTACGCGATACGTTTGAAACCACTTGTTGGGATGAAACCGAGGATATCAGAAAGAGCTTCGATCAGACGCAGGGTGGTAAGAAAAAGAAGCTCCAGTTTGCAGACGAGGTTTTATCCGGAAAGCATTCAGCTGTCGAACACAAAAAGGAAGATATCCAGAAACTATACGATATCGCCTATGATCCAAAGGCACGGAGGTACCCATTGTTCAAAATCTCTGGCGAGTTGGAAGGTGAATATGATCTTTCCGGTGCAAGCTATCTTGGCGAAGAAGTGACGAGCAGGAGTGAGACACAGTTTGCTCAGTTCATGAAAGCGCTCAATGCGACCGAATGGGTGAAGCAAGGTCATGCTGATTATGTGGTCGGTCACGAAGAAGGTAAATGCCCGTTCTGTCAGAGAAAGTTACCGGATACCTTCGAGGAAGACATCGCAGAGGCTTTCGATGAAGGTTACCAGAAGGCGCTTGATGCACTTGAAACCTTCGAGGCAGAGTACAAAAGGAAAATGGAGGCTTTACTTGAGCTACTAAAGAATAACCTAAACGACGTTTTCCCGAAGGCAAAGACTGCAGAATATGAGAAGCTGGTGGCACAGCTTGAGACAGTCATTACAGAGAATGAGCAGCTGATAGCAAAGAAACGGACTACACCGGGTGAGGCCGTGGCGCTCAAAGATACAGATACCATTCTCTCTGATATTGATACAGTCGTAGCGGGTATCAATGAACTGATTCAGGAGAATAACGACATCGTAGCTACCAAGCCGGACAAGCAGCTTGAATGCTTCAATATGGTATGGGAGAAAATCGCATTTATCCTGAAGGATAAAGTGGCGGCCTATACAAAGAGCAAGAGCGATATTGAGGCTGAGGCTAAGAGACTGGACGGAGAGGTCAAAAAGCTGCAGGAGAAATATAAAGCTCTGTCGGCTGAAATTAATAAACTCAATGCCAGCGTGATCAACACGGCGACTACGGTGGAAAGCATCAATGCCCATCTGAAGGATTCTGGATTTGAAGGATTCCGGCTCCGCGAAAAGGAAGGCGTCAAAGGTACTTACGAGGTCATCAGGGAGGATGGCAAGGTTGCGGAAAAGCTCAGCGAGGGTGAGCGTAACTTCATTGCTTTCCTGTACTTCTACCACTTGGTGCGCGGCAGCCAGACCGAGACGGACTCCGGCAAGGATAAGATCGTGGTCATAGATGATCCTGTTTCCAGTATGGACTCCAGTGCGCTCTTTATCGTCAGTGCACTGATGCGTGAAATGTTGGGCGTATGCAGCAATAACGTCCGACTGGAAGACCACGAATATAAAGGAAAGTATATTCAGCAGATATTTATCCTGACGCACAATGCCTTCTTCCACAGAGAGATCACATACAATCAGGTTAGCCATTACCGGTACGTGTCGTTCTTTAAGGTAAACAAGAAGAACAACATCTCGACTGTGGAGAAATGTGTAATCGAGGCCACAAAAGTCTCTGAGAAGGATAGGAACTTCAATCCGGTTCAGAATTCTTATGCGGCACTCTGGCGAGAATATGAAAAGCTGGATGCACCGATTCCGCTCATGAACGTGATCCGGAGAATCCTTGAATACTACTTTTTACAATTGTGTGGCTTTGAAAGCACTGTTCTTAGCACTACAGTGCTTGAAGCGATAAAGAAGCAGATCATGGATGAAGCTGCCGGTGGCGTTCCAGATTATACAAAATACCATCTGGCACAAGCTATGCTGTCTTACATCAATAGGTCGGATGCTTTCAACGATGGACTCCACTTTGTAGATGAGAGCATCGATTGTGACCAGTACAGAAGCGTTTTTTATTCCATCTTTGAGGTGATGAATCAGGGACAGCACTTTAAGCACATGATGGAGGAATTGGAATAAGTCCTGATTATTGTACCGATGGCATGGTAGAATAATGAAAAAAAGAAAAGTGAGGTAAACACAATGGCTGAAAAGAATACTGCCAATATCGGCTTTGAAAAACAAATCTGGGATGCGGCCTGCGTTTTGTGGGGACATATTCCGGCATCCGAATATAGAAACGTAATAATTGGGCTGATTTTCCTGAAGTATATCTCTACGGCATTTGACAAGAAGTATCAACAGCTTGTAGCCGAAGGAGATGGCTTCGAGAATGATCCGGATGCATATCTTGAGGATAACGTATTCTTCGTGCCGGAGGATGCTCGTTGGGATAAGATTGCGGCAGCAGCACATAAGCCGGAAATCGGAACGGTTATTGATGATGCTATGCGTGCAATCGAAGCCGACAACAAGAAACTCAAGAACGTGCTTCCAAAGAATTATGCCAGTCCAGATCTGGACAAGAGAGTCCTCGGAGATGTCGTTGACCTCTTTACCAACATGGATATGGGAGAGACCGAAGGTAACCGAGACGTTCTCGGTAGAACTTACGAATACTGTATCGCTCAGTTTGCCGAAAAGGAAGGCAAAGGCGGTGGTGAATTCTATACGCCGTCAAGCATCGTAAACACACTGGTTTCAATCCTGAAGCCATATTCAAACTGCCGCGTATATGATTGCTGCTGTGGCAGTGGCGGTATGTTTGTACAAAGTGCGAAGTTTATTCAAGCACATTCCGGCAATCGTGGCTCGATTTCAATTTATGGTCAAGAGGCCAATCCGGACACTTGGAAGATGGCCATCATGAATCTTACGATTCGTGGCCTTGATGCAGACCTTGGTGCTTATCATGCCGATACATTTACGAATGACCTTCATCCGACATTGAAGGCAGACTTCATTCTGGCCAATCCTCCCTTCAACTATAATCCGTGGGGACAGGATAAGTTGATGGATGATGTTCGCTGGAAATACGGAATCCCGCCTGCAAGTAATGCCAACTTTGCGTGGATTCAGCATATGATTCATCACCTTGCACCGAACGGAAAGATTGGACTTGTTCTTGCAAATGGAGCACTGTCTTCCCAGAGTGGTGGCGAGGGTGAGATCAGAAAGAAGATCATCGAGGATGATCTGATCGAAGGCATCATCGCTATGCCTCCACAGCTCTTCTATAGTGTAACAATCCCTGCGACGCTCTGGTTCATTTCAAAGGGCAAGAAACAGAAAGGCAAGACAGTCTTTATCGATGCCCGAAAGATGGGGCATATGGTAGATCGTAAGCATCGTGATTTTACAGAGGAAGATATCCAAAAACTCGCGGATACATTCGAAGCTTTCCAGAATGGCACGCTTGAGGATGAAAAAGGCTTCTGCTCTGTAGCGACAATACAGGATATCGCAAAGCAGGACTATGTTTTGACTCCGGGACGCTATGTTGGCATCGAGGAGCAGGAAGATGACGGCGAGCCTTTCGAGGAGAAAATGACCAGACTGACATCAGAGCTTTCTGATATGTTTGAACGCTCTCATGAACTTGAGGACGAGATTCGCAGGAAGTTGGGGGCGATTGGATATGAAATATAAACTTTCAGATATCTGCGAGTACGTAAAAGGAAAAATAAAGGTGTCGGCTCTTGATGAGAATACCTATATTTCAACCGAGAATATGCTACCGAACAAAGGTGGTATAACTAAAGCCGCATCCTTACCTACCCAAGAACAGACGCAGGCTTTTATGAAGAATGATGTTCTGGTTTCGAATATTCGACCGTATTTTAAGAAGATATGGTATGCAACTTTCGACGGAGGATGTTCTAACGATGTACTTGTCTTTAGGGCAAAGGGCGGAGTAAGCAGCAGATTCTTGCATTATGTGCTGGCAGATGACACTTTTTTTGATTATTCAATGGCTACATCAAAGGGAACAAAGATGCCTCGTGGTGATAAAAAAGCCATTATGGAATACGAAGTGCCTGAGCTCTCATATGAAGACCAATGCAAAATTGCTGGTATCTTGGAGGTGATAGACGAAAAAATCGAGTTAAATACAGATATAAACAAGAATTTAGCAGCTTAAAGGTCAA